CGCTACGTGGAACTTAAATCATCCGAAACATTCAGATTTGGAATGGAAAATCAAACTACCTGGCGAAACAGAATATACTAAGACACAAATAATGCCCTTTGACTTAACGAAAGAATTGGTATATAACAAGAAAAATATTGGAAAGTATAGGGCAGAATCGAATTTAAAACAGTTTTTTGATTAATGCGAGTAGTTGGGCAGAAACCCTTTGGAGTTCCACTCCGAAGAGACAGGTGCAACTCCTGTTGCTCGCTCCATTTTCGGTATAAATAACTATGAAAACAAAGTATAAACTAATAGTGAATGGTTCTGGAAGTTATTCAGAAGATTCATTGTTCAAACTATATTTTACGATTTTAAGACATCGCTTCCATCATCTATGTAAAGGTGAAGGATGGCGAGATTGAGGCTGACCATAGTGGTAGTCTCGCAACCAATCTCAAGTCCAGTGCTATGGATTGAGATTTCTTCAACACCAACCTTGCTTACATAAGGAGGAATTATGGTATCATTAGCACCACACTCAGCATTTACCGCAAACGATTTAGAACGATTCATGGGATTATCCATTGGATTTGATTCTATGTTCAATCGTGTCGCAAACTTCCCACAACAAGATGGTGGAGCATATCCGCCCTACAATATCCGAAAAGAAGATGACTTTAATTTTGTCATTGAGATTGCCCTTGCTGGGTTTTCGGAAAAAGATGTAGAAATAGAACTTACCGAAAATGTTCTTTCTGTTCGCTCAGTGGGCGAAAAGGGAAAACACAATTTGGATGTACCAGATTATGTTCATAGGGGAATAGCAAATCGTGCTTTCTCTCGTAAGTTTACTCTTGCCGATGACATTGTAGTGAATGGAGCAGAATTCGAGAATGGTCTTCTTAATATCACTTTGGAAAAAATTGTTCCAGATGAAAAGAAACCACGAATTATCCCCATCACAAATCCATCCGTGATTGAACATATGAAACATGCTTCTGAAATGAATTCCAAGAAAAAGTAAGAACACCACTTCCCCCTACTAATATATACTTTAGTGGGGGGTTTATTTTTAATTATTTGTAACGATTAATAATTACAGAAAGCGAATTGAAATGCTTACAATATTAGGGAGTCTATTGGGATTTGCAACTTCAACTGTTCCAAGTCTAATAGATTTTTTCAAAGATAAAGAAGTCCAATCAAACAAAATGGAGGAGTTTAAACTCCAGATTGAGGCAAAAAAACAGGGTATAGATTTAGACATCAAGTTATTAGATGCGAAGAAAGAGCTCGAAGAACATAAACTACTTTTAGCCCATGACACCTCTCTAGGACATCAAACAGGATTCATAAATTCATTGCGAGCATTCGTAAGACCTTTTATAACCTATATATTTTTTATAACATTTATAGGTGTTAAAGTGATATTAGTTTATCATGCAATAATAGTCGGTAATGACTTGAATGCAGTCATGGATGTAGTGTGGGATGCAGAGACAGAGGGATTGTTTGCAGCTGTTGTGAGTTTCTGGTTCGGCTCACGTGCAATGCCAGCAATAAAATCTGACCGATATCACCATTCAAATAGACAGTCAAAAATGACTGGAACAGTAACGCATACCGATTGAAGGAGAATTTATCATGTTACCAATGATATTATTTAATGTTATATCAAGTCTTGTCATAGATTTGACAAAACACGCAGACGATGCACAAGGTTCTATTTCAGATATAGTAGATGACCTAATTCCAGCCAGTGCAAAAAAAGAATTAGATAAGTTTATAAAAGATGACCCCACACACCAATTCACAAATGCTAAAGATGCATTGGTGGGAGCAGTTGAGGGTAAGTTACCTATCATTAAAGCTGATGGAACACTCAAACCAATAGAAATATCATTCACAGTTGTATATGATCCTAAAACTGGATCTGTTGAAATGAAGAAAAAAGGAGTATAATATGGCAGTCAAGATACCAACTTATAACGGACACCTGACAAAAAACTTTGGGTATCAAGAAATGATAAAAAGTTCTACTGCTGATCGTTTAGGAATATCAAACGATGCATCAAGAGAACACGTTATCAATTTAACCAACCTCTGTAATTTTATCCTACAACCAGTAAGAGAAGAATTTGGAGTTATTCGTATTAATAGCGGATATCGTTCTCCTGCACTGAACAAGGCTGTAGGCGGATCAAAGACAAGTCAACATTGTAATGGTCAAGCAGCAGACTTTGAATCAACACGAATTTCAAATCCAGATCTCGCAAGATGGATTGAAAAACACTTAGAATTTGACCAACTCATTCTAGAATTTTATGATGGAGTTGATCCAAATAGTGGATGGATTCATTGTTCATATGTTCTTGATGGGAGCAATCGTAGTAAAACAATGACAGCGTTGAGAGTAAATGGAAAGACATCATATAAGCCAGGTCTTCTATCATAAGGGAGGAAATTTGAAACATTTTTGGTCAACTTATTTGAAATTGTTATTGTGTATAGGCCAATTCAATTCAAAAAAGAATTGGATTGACAATCACATTATAATATGTTATAATAGATTAAATGAGTTAAACAATATCCAAAATAAACTTGATCATAAAAAATAGATAATGAGTTTTTATACTAATGTGTCTGCCCTAGGAAGTAATATTTTATTCAGGGGTGTCTCTGATAAAGGAACCCGATTCAAAGAACGAATAGAGTATCATCCTACACTTTTTATACCCACCAAAGAAAAAACCAAATTTCGCACTCTGGAAGGTAAACCAGTTGGAGAAATCCAGCCTGGAACTATGAAGGAGTGTCGAGAATTCATTGCCAAGTACAAGGATGTGAATAATTTCAATATCTATGGCAATGATAAGTTTGAATTCTCTTTCATCGCAGAACATTTTCCAGAAGAACATATCAATTACGATATTTCGCAAATTAGTATTGCGTATCTTGATATTGAGACTGGCTCCGAGAATGGGTTTCCTAATATCGAAACTGCAAACGAAGAAGTAACTGCAATCTCTTTTAAAGTTTTTGACAAGTGTTATGTCTTCGGCCGAAGTGAGTTCGTTCACGATAGAGAAAATGTTTTCTATTTTCGGTTTGATACTGAAGAAGCACTGTTACGAAAGTTCTTTGAGATGTGGGATAGAGAATCGCCGGATGTTGTTACAGGATGGAACATCGAGACATTTGATATTCCGTATCTTGTCAATCGTGCTAAGAGACTATTCGCTGAAAAGGGAAATCCATATCGTCTTCTATCGCCTTGGAGAAAGGTTAGAGAGTATATGATGTATGGTATGGGCGGCAGAGAACTTCAGGCTTATTCTATTATGGGTGTAGAGACTCTTGACTATCTTTCTACATATCGTAAATTCACCTTTACTAACCAAGAGTCATATCGCCTTGACCATATCGCCTTTGTTGAATTGGGTGAACGCAAATTGGATTATTCTGAACAGGGCTCTCTTCATCTTCTTTACAAAAACGATTATCAAAAGTTCATAGAATACAATATTAAAGATGTAGAATTAGTAGAACAACTTGAAGGTAAGATGAAACTACTTGAGATGGTTGTGTCACTTGCTTATCTCAGTAAAGTCAATTACAGTAATACATTCGGCCAGGTTCGGATGTGGGATACTTTGATTTACAATCATTTACTCAGGAAAAATATTGTAATTCCACCCAAGGCTCATACAAGTAAATCTACTCAATTTGAAGGTGCGTATGTAAAGGAGCCACAGATTGGTGCTCACAATTGGGTTGTGAACTTTGACTTGAACTCGTTGTATCCTCATCTGATAATGGAATACAATCTTAGTCCAGAAACTTTGATTGAAGATACACTCCCACCAGAATTGCAACTCATTAAAGATACCAAGCCAGGTGTTGGAGGATTGTTGGATGAATCAATAGATCTACAAGCATTGGAGAAATACAAAGTAACCTATACTCCGAATAACGAATTTTATAAAACGGACAAACAGGGATTTCTTCCAGAACTTATGCAACAGATGTACAATGACCGTGTGAAATACAAGGCGCTGATGATTGATGCGAAGAAGAAATTGCAAAAAGAAAAGGAAGTTTCGGCAAGATTAGAATTATCAAATCTAATCTCCAAATACAATAACATTCAGCACAATTTGAAGATCA